TCTTCAACCCATTAAAGGCTGTGCTTGCTGTGGTTAGACAAGCACCAATCGTTATGGGGTCAAACATATTATCCTACGTAAGCTTTACCGTCTGTGATAGCCTTATTGGAAGCTGTCATGTCTTCACTACCCCAATCACTTTTAGCAACCATAATTTCAAGATGCTCGTAATTTCGTCTAACTCTATTTTTCTTTTCTTCTGTAGAAGAATCAGACATACTTGATCCACCTATAATTGCATTAATTAAAGTTATGCTATCTCCCATAGTAGAATAGTCTCTTGTTTTATCATCTGAACTTCTAGCCATTTATTTTTTCTCCAATTCTATAATTCTTTCCTCTAATTTTTTATTCTGTTCAGAAAGATCCTGTATAGCTTTTGTTAGTACAGGTATAAGATTTCCATATTTTGCCTCCAGTCTTTCTGGATTACTTTCATAAACTAAATCAAGAATATCATTTTCATTATTAGGCATAGACTCTTGAAGTTCTTGTGCTATAAAACCTAATCGTGTCTTACCATTTTTAGAAGTTGTAAGATCTCCTTCAATAAGGTTTCTTCTATCCCATTTAAATTGCACAGGGCGAATACTATTAATAAACTCTAAGCCATAACTACTATCAATAACATCTGTTTTATCTCTAGCATCAGACAAAGACGCAATAGATTGATCATTACACCTAAAGGCATCAACACTTCCATTACCCAGAGTAATTTCATTAGAAACATCTGCAGCAGAAACTTCCGCAGCATTTCCTAATACCATATTGTTACTTCCAGTAGTTAAATTTTGCGCACATTGATGTCCTACTAAAGTATTAGTACCACCTGTTGTCACATTTTGACCTGCATCACCACCTATTGCAATATTAGATGATGCACTTGTACAATCTCTCATTGTAGCACCATACCCTATAACAATATTAGTTGATCCTGTTTTATAAGTACTACCCCCTGACCCACCAAAAAAAGCACCAGATCCAATAGCGATATTGTTATTACCAGTGGTAACTCCTTGTCCTGCATCATACCCTATAAATGTATTGTCAGTTGCTGTTGTTAAACTTCTTCCTGCTAACGAACCTATTATAGTATTATATCCACCAGTAGTATTAGCTTTACCTGCCTCTGAACCAAGAAAAGTATTGTAACTAGCTGTATTAGCAGTGCTACTACTACCTAAACCTGCATTCCACCCTATATAAGTATTTAGATCACCTGTAGTTAAATAACGACCTGCTTCTGGACCTGCTATAAAATTTTTAGATCCTGTAGATGTATTATCCCCTGCTTTATAACCTATAAATGTATTGTAATCTCCAGTAGTACATAATCTACCTGCCCAATAACCTATAGCAGTACATTGTTGTCCTGATGTCAAAGCACCTAAGGCATTATTTCCAACTGCTGTTGAACCATCTGCATCAGTACTATTTACTGCATCTAGACATCCCTCACCAATAGCTGTTGCATTAGAAACAAGATTATTACTAGAACTAGAACCTTTAAGCGCACGATAACCTATAGCCGTATTATTACTTCCACCCACAGCATATCCATTAGCTTCAAAACCTACTGCAGTATTATTATCTCCTGTGGTTAAATTTCCTGAAGCATTGCTTCCTATAGCAACATTATAATTTGCACCAGCTTCTAAGTTAGCCCAACCACTATCATGTCCAAATCTTGTATTAGAAGTTCCAACAGAGTGCGAAAATGTTGCTACGTAAGTTTTTACATTAGATGCTGGCATTTGTATTGTAGTATTATTATCAATAACTATAAAGGCATCAGTATCAGCTAAAGTAATAGAAGTGTTAGATTTTGCAGAACCATCTAATAGATTTAATTCAGTAACAGTAGATGTTATACCATCCATAGTATTTAATTCTGAAGTAGTAGCTGTGACTCCATCTATAATATTTAACTCAGAAGTTGTAGCTGTTACACCATCTAAAAGATTTAACTCAGCTGCAGTAGCAGTTACGAGTGTACCACCTAACTGTAATCCATTAGATCCATCGTGTGATGCAATGTTAAAGTTATATGCACCATCAGCAAAGGTAGTATTACCTGTAATTGTAATAGTAGATCCATCAGCCGTAATACTGTCAAGAGCTATGTTACCTACATTTGTTATGTTTGCGTCATTAAAAGATGTAGCACCTAATGTGTTAGCTACATCCGTAGATGTTATACCACCACCAAATGTAGCTAATCCTGCAGCTGACATATCAAAGGTCACGGCTGTAACTGCACTGCCACCGTCATTACCCCTAATAAGAATATCTTTATCTGATACTTTAGACTCTATATAAACATCACTACTACTATTGTAGATACGTAGCATCTCTGTACCATCATCTTCAAAGATAACACCACTAGCTGCCGTACCTGCATCAAGAGTGATCCCACCTGCTGACTCAATGTTAATAGAATCTACAGCCGTACCATCAGAGACAATATCTAAGTCACCATCAGCATTAGAAGAGATGTAGATACCTGTGTCTCTAAATTGGAGTTTTTCATTAGTGTTCATAAGGATGTCATCATTAAATTGAAAGTAATCTTCGTCTTCCATCCATACTAAGACACCATCAGAAGTCTCACCATCAAATGTTACAGTAATATCTGTACCTGCAGTGCCATCTCCTAATGTTAAGCTTGTACCTAGCAGTTTTGTAACCTTACCGCCCTCTGCAGTTGTACCGTCATGGGTATGTCCTGATGTACTAAAGGCTGTTACGATAGCGTCAAACTCACCATCTAAGTCTGTAGCGTCAATAACCTTACCATTAGCTATATTGCCTGATGTATCGTTTCTTACGTAACCTGTTCCCATTATCTTATTCCTTTATAATCTATCATTAACAGCATATTCAATAACTGCTGTGTCAAGAGTGAATGATTTATTAGTACTATTATCTTCAATGCTTAATGCTAAGTTTCTACCTGATCCTGTTAATTGTCTAGAGTATTCTCTCTGCATCTCTGATCCATATCTAGGTGCTGTGTTAGAAGTAGAAGAAGATGTTGTATAAACATAATTTTCATCTCCGTAGATAGCGACAGAAGACGTACCACTTAATTGTATAGTAGGAGAAATAACTGGTGGCTGTATTACACTAGGTAAGTTCTGGTCAAGTATTATTTTAGCTGTTGTTGTAAAAGATCCTTCGGGGTCTATATAAAGCGCTAACTTATAAAAAGTCTTTCTTTGTTGTGGATCATTAATAGGCATAAAAGGAGATACAAAGATAGCATCAATGTCACTCTTTCCCACCACTCCTGCTGTCACTGCCCCTGTTGTAGCTGCATTAGTTGTAATAGAAGCAATCGTCTTAAAAGCATTAGAGCTAATAGCTGTTCCAGTATTTGATCCAGTAATAACTTCAGTTAAAGATGTTGTACCATCTGAAGTTCCTACTACAGTAAAGGTTTTAGCAGAGTCATTAGCAGCACTTGTAATCGTAACAAACTTTGCATTATTAAGAGAGACTGCTCCACCTGAAGCTAACGCCCCATTGATTGTCATTGTAGTTGCACTACCGACAGATTGACTTGCAGCTATGCCATCAGCATCATCATCATCTGCAGACTGCCTATAGTTTACTGCAACTATACCTTCCTTTTCCATCTGGTATATGTATCCATCATCCCCACCAAAAAGAATTACTTCATTAGAACCTAGATAGCGTGAGTCTCCAGAGTATACTTCAAACCCTTTTAGTGTTGCCCACTGCATTCCTTCAGAACCTTGAGCTGCAAATTTAGTTGCAAGTAATCCTGCAGCTGAATCAGTAGCAATACTACTACTCTTATAACCAAATATTCTATATTGACTTTTTTCTCTAATCACTAGGCTGTGAAAGTTATTATTACCTGCAAGAAAGTTATCAAAGGTACTTTTAATAGTATTAGAAGGAACATTCAAGTTAAAGTCACCGATACGCTCTGTAGCAGATAGGAGTCTAAGTCCATCAGGTGATAGAAACATAATGTCACCACCGACTTCCTGTATGCTGTCATCTTCTGTACAACCAATATCCAAGGTTACAGGTACAAGAGTAAAGTCTGCAAAAGAACTACCAGTTATTCTTTGAATACTGTTTGAAGTAAATACAATAACCTGTTCACGAAAGACGATTAAACCTGTAATAGTAGAACCAACATTAATAGAACCTGCACCATTACCTGCAGAAAAATCTGTATGACTATAGGGCGCACTAAAAACTAAGGTTGATCCTTTAGCAAAAAAGAGGTGATTCTTGTAGTTTATAACGTGTGTAGCATCCTCTAGATCAGAAGAGTTAGAAGATGTAAGGAATGTGACAGAACCTGAACTGTAATGAGCAGGGTAGTTTACTCCATCAACAAACATAATTCTATCTGTACCATCAAAGTTAAAGTGTGCAAACCTTACTTTTGTAGAAGTAGTTGTAGATCCTGTAGCTAACGCTGAACTAATAGAACTTGCAGTAATCTCGTAGAACTTACCTGCTCTTACAGCTACAGCCGTAGTTGTTGTTGTATTATTTGTAACAGCAACACCCTGTATAACACCACTGTCTGCTAATACTTGTGGATTAAACTTAGAATAACCTAAAACTTTCTTATAACCACCAGAGATAGCAGGTTCAAAATTCTGTAATTGTGTAGCAGAACCAACAGCTTGAATACCTTGCTGTAGAGGTGTCAAGTTAGAAACAAGTCCACCTTTAAACTCTATTGGAAATGTCTGCCATTGTGTTGCCATTATACCACTCTCAGCGTATTTGTCAAGATACTATTTTTATCAATCATAGTAGAACGCAGATATTCATAGCGATTAATATAGAGAGAACGCATATGTTTAATTCCTGTTTCAAATTTTTGTTGAGACATTTGTGCATTCTGTACATCACCCCTAAACTGGTAGGCATAATACATAGCTCCTTCTACTATTACATACTTAAACTCTTTAGGTATATTAGGTACATCATTATAGAGTTCAAGATCAATAGGATTTCTGTAGTACTCATACACTAACTCATAAGCTTTGTCCGGGGTAGGAATAATAATAAATTCATCACTAGGCGCACGGATAACAAACTTAGGTACACCCCTCAAGGTTGTGCTTGTGTTGTACTCATAGTCAATATGCTTATTAAGATACTCTTGATAATCCATAGAGCGTAGCTTTATAGTTTGAACATTAAGTGTATCGTTACGTTTAATTCTAAAACTATCTAAACTAATAGACTTAGCATCTTCTGGATAACTATATCTTGTAATACCTGCTGCCAATGTCTCCTCTTCTTCTATGTGATTAAAAGGCCACCCAAACTCTTCCTGTTGTATATGTCTAATAGAAGCATTAACGACATCTTTAGCTGTATTATAGAAGCCAGTAGCAGCAACAAAAGCAGCAGAAGTATTATCTATCTCTACCTCGTTGAGTCTTCTGTTGACTTCATTTACTAATCCAATAAAATTATAAGCCATTAGTTTTCCTTAATTTTTAGTCTGACACTTCTCTCAGAAGTTAAGTTTGCACTGTCTGTTATTCTGCAAATAATCTTGTAGGTTCTATTATTTGTACCTCCACTGAATCTTATGGTAGCAACTGTGTTTGTATTAGAGATAGTATTAGCAGGAACAGTCAGCCCATTAACTGTTACCTGTATTGATGCAATAATAGGTACTTCTCCACCTGTAACTGTTGCACCTGAAGCATGAGCAGCTGCAGTAGTAGAGTCAGCACCCCTAGTAACTGTGACAGTATTACTACTGATACCACCTGAATCATATTCTAGGATTTCACTTCCAATCTTTAACTGTGTGTCATTTGTATTGGTGGTAAATAT